ACAGGGAAAACAGCGGGACAAGTATTAACGGGACTGAATGGAACGGTCACAAGTGTGACTGCAATATTAGCCGTTGTTACGTCTACAGGAGCGTTTGCTACTAAAGCATTGCTTGCAGTTACCACTGATTATACCGTGAGTGCTACGGGAGCAATAACTTGTGTTACAGATCAAAGTCTTAACAAGTTAATTGTTATCTATAAGTAAACCTAAACGAGGGTTGGAGGGAGAACCTTCAACCTTCTTTTAACACTGAGGAGGAATATAAATGGCTAAAATAAATACAGCTACTCTTACTAAAGTAGAAGTAGAACTTCCCTTGATTGAGGAAGATTTGTTAGAAAATATTACTGTTACCCCTGTAGAGGATAAAGATAAACTTGTGGAAGTTTTCTTAAAAGCTAATTTTAGAGCGTATCTTGGAGATGGCTGGATTGATTTAGGGAAAGGGAGACAACGTGTTCCTGAGTATGTAAAAGCCCACCTACTTGCAGTTAAAATGCTTGAAGCTTTATAAAGGATGTGATGTAAGTGGCTGATTTAGCAGAATTGACTGAAATGCTTACCGACAGCATCTATACTCCAATGCTAGAGCAAGACCCTGCTTACATTGCGTTGAGGGGGAAAGTCGGAAACTATATTACCTATGCTGTGAGATCAACTGGATATACCTTAGAGTTACTTCCTGTTGATTTAGAGTACTATGTTACCTTGTTAGTGCAGAAGCAACTTTTCCGAATTCTTGCAGTAGCGAGAGCACCTGAGTTTAATATCGAGTCCGAATTTACTAAAGTTGCTAAAGGAGATAGGTTCAAGCATTATATGGATTTAAATGCTGACCTTCAACAGGAACTTAAACTGATTACAGGGAAGGGACTTCTCGATACCATGCAAACGTACACTGTACTGTTAGCAAATGATCCCTATGACAGAACTAATGGGGTGGTATAATGCTAAGTGAAGATGTTGCCTATATCTCTGAATCCTTTATAGAGACTTTTCAGTACTTAGGAATTGAAGTATTTTATATACCTTTAGATGATGTCAGTACTTCTAGAAATAAGTTCGGAGAGTTCTCGTTTAAGTTTCACGAAGATATTAGAATTCCTTTAGTTGCTATGTTTTCGCAGGAAACTAGGAGTGATCAAGATCTTGCAGTAACCTATACGGGACGTATTAATGCGGGAATAACCGTTATTACTACGCAACTAACGAATAATGGTATAGTTGCAAAAGAAAAGGATGCTATTGACGTAATGATGGGGAACTTCTACCAACGATTTCTAATTACGGGATTTCCTAAAGACCCTACACTGACTGCTATCTTCACTAAAATGAAGCTTACTGACATAGAACATGCTTTCAAGAAGTAAGGAGGAGATTAAATGGCAAGAAGACCTTTACTAACTATGAGATCTGCCTCTGGAACAGGAAATTGGGAGAAAGTGTGGGAGCAGAAAATGCAAGCTGTAGTACAGCACTTTAACTTCTTCGGAGGAGTTTATGCGGAGCAAGCTTGCAGGGATGTGTTGAGAAAAGCAGAAGATAACATAGTTGCGGGGAAAACTGGACATATGTTAATATCAGGGGATGTTGAACCTAATGAATCTTCTAGCAGTAAGTTAGGGGCATGGAGAGTTTTCTTTGATACTACTAAGGAAGCAAAAGCAGGAGCAAGTGATAAGGAAAATGCTTTCAACTATGCTTTTAAAGTTCATGAAGATGGCACAAGTGCAAACCACTGGTTTCTGAAGAATGCTTACGACTCTCTTAGACAAAAATGTCTAGATGATATAGCAAAAGGTCTTAATTTGAATAATAAGAGATAAAGTTTGGAGGGGAATTATGTTTGCAATAGAAGATTTAGGGGACTATTTAGAATCAAAAGGAATGGGAGTTGTAGCTGAAACTATTTGGCTAAACAAACTACCAGATACTCCCGACAATATAATATCAATATTTCAAGGGGGAGGGACACCGCAACCTTTAAAGATTAAAGTATTTTATCCCTCGTTTCAGTTAAGGGCAAGAAGTATTTCTAATAGTGAAGCATTGCAAACTATTAATCAATTGTATAACCTAATGGACAACGATTGTTTAAGACGTTTTGTATCCCCTTCAGGGAGAGTGTTCATTGTTAAGAAACTTACCCCGCCGTTTTTCTATGATACCGATGATAGTGATAGGAGTAGCTACATTCTTAGTGTAGATATTCTTACACAAACCGATTAAGGAGGTGTGTTAAAATGGCTATTTTAACTGTTCAAAGTACGACTTCAGCGGGGATTGCCCCAACCTTTACTGCCGTAGGAGCAACGGGAGATACCTTCCGTAATACAGGGAATGAACTGGTAATTGTAAAGACTACCACTACTGCAACTAGTGTCACTATTACTTCCCCTGTTGCGTGTGGACATGGTTTTATGCATGACGTAGTTATTGCATTAGGAGCGGGAGTAGAACAAGTTATAGGAAAGTTACCTATTAACCGTTTCAATGATTCAACTAATTCAGCTAAAATTACATGTAGTGTTCAAACAGGAGTGACAATTGCAGTAGTCCGACCTAACTAAATTAAAATGAAGGAGAGTGATTAATATGGCTATACCTACTAATGGAATAAGAATGATGGAGTTGAGGGATGTAAAAATCTTTAAGCTTCTTACAGACACTTCAGGAGCACCAACATATAGTGCATCCGTGGATATTACAGGATCACTGAAATTATCTGTAGCCCCTAAAACTGAGGTTAAGAAGCTATATGGGGATAGCAAACTGTTAGACATCTACCAACGTATTACGGAAGTTGAACTAGACATTGAAGCTTCCTTGATGAGTTTGGATGCCATGCAGATTATAATGGGAGGAACTTTATCCACTACTGCTTCTACCGTAACCTATCAATTGAAGGGGGCTGATTTATACCCGCCTTACTTTAAAATTGAAGGACAGTGGACTTACGCAGGAGATGGGATTGGGGATGCTCATGTGATATTGTATAAGTGCAAGACAACTGATGCCCCTAATCTAGAATTGAATGATTCCAGTGGAAACTTTGGAACTGTTAAGTTTAAAGCTGTTGCCCTTCCCGCAGTTTCTAATGATCTGTGGTTTGATATTCTCTTGAATAATGTTGCAGTTCCAATCGCATAAGTCTGGTGAATAGAGGGAATTAATTTTCCCTCTATTTTTTATGCTTGCAAATAGTAATGAATATGGTATAATTAAAAAAGATTGAAATAGAATTTGAGGGGGGGAATTATTGATATGAGTAAAAGTTTAAAAAATGTTAAGCCTAAAATAGTGGAAATTGAATTGGATAGAGTCCGCCACCTAGTATTTGATTTGAATGCCTTTGCTGAGATGGAAGAGAAACTTGGATCAATTGAAGAAGCATTGACTGAGTTAGCCAAAGGACGATTGAAATCATTGAGAACTATATTGTGGTCAGGATTACTTCATGAGGATGAAGAACTCACTGAGAAGCAGGTAGGTAGCATGATCGGACTAGCTAATCTACAGGATGTTGCTAATAAATTAAATGAAGCTATTTCCAGTGCTTTGCCTGATGTTGATGAAAAAGGAAAAGCAAAATCTAAAACAGACCCAAAGTAGAAAATGGGGGATGGGATTGGACACAATTCTACTATATAGGGACGAAGATACTTCATATGCGTCCCGATGAATTTTGGAAAATGACTCCCCGAAAGTTCTTTGCATTAGTAGAACTTCATGGTAAACTTAATAGCGTTGATGAACATGGAAAAGAACAAGAAAAAAATAACATACAACCAATGACTATGGGAGAACTAATGAAAATGCGTTAGTTCTTCCTTTTTTAGAAAGAAGGTGAATAAATATGCCATCAGGATATGATGTGGGACAATTAGTTGCTGAGATATGGGTAGATACCTCGGAAATGAATACTGGAATACAAGAATCAAAGAAGATATTATCTAGTCTTGAATCTAGTCTGCAAGATTTAGCAAAGAACTCAGTAGTGCAGACTAACATAATGGCAAACGGATTTCAAACAATGTCTAATGGAATGATCCATCACTTAGATGCAGTTCTTAGCTTGACTAGTGAAGTAAAAGCAGGATTTTCCCAGATGGGACAAAGTATTAATCAATCAATGCAGAATTCTAATCGTAATATACAATTACTTAGTTCAGGATTCGTGACACTACGTACTGGGATAGATCAGTGTGTAGTAGAGTTACGTAACTTAAACACTGCACTTAATAATATACATCCGCCCGCTAATATTACAAATATTATAGGGAGTTTTAATAATATCACTAATAGTACAAATAATGCTTCGGGAGGAGCAAGAGGATTCCTATTAAGTCTATCGCATATTTCACTGTATGCTTATATCCTTTATCAGGATTTAAGATTTGTAGGTAATGCAATTGCGGGATTATTTGCTCCTGGCTTAAAATTTGCCCAAGAGATGGAAACCACTATGATAGGAATGGCGGGAATCATAAGTTCTTCCATGCAATTTGAAGGGAAGGACATAGGATTCGAGACATCTCTCATGATGGCTAATAGCATACTCAAAGATATGAAAGTAGAAGCATTAAGTTCTACAGCTACATTGAAAGAATTAATGGAAACCTTTCAAGCAATTCTAGGCCCTGCTACAGCTTTAGGAATGTCTCTAAAGGAGATAAAAGACTTTACTGTATTTGGAGTAAGTGCTGTTAAATCACTAGGGTTGAACCACCAACAATTAGTACAGGAATTGCGGAGTATTGTAGGACAAAGTATTACTGTTAGAGGGAGTACTGTAGCTACTGCATTAGGGATAACGAATAAAGATATTGATGAAGCTAAAACTAAAGTAGGAGGAGTCTTCGCATTCTTAAAAGAAAGAATGAATGGATTTGAATTAGCGGCAAAAGCTAACGCAGGAACAATTTCAGGGATGCTATCCAACTTACAGGATGGAATTGAGCAAGCACAGGAAAAAGCTTTTATGGGATTGATTGGCAAGATTCACACTGAATTGGAAAAAGTTCAGAAGTTCTTTTTTGATATTAAGGAATATGCACAGGATACTATGGTTGAAGGAAAGTTGCATTCAAAAGGGAGTATACAGGAAGCCAAATTAAATCCTCAAACTGTAGAGATATTTAAGAAATTTGCAGATATACTATCACTTGCATATGATGGTATAGTTAAATTTGCCACTGCTATATCTCCCCTTCTAGGAGCATTAGGAAACCTAGCTTATAATGGATTTATATTATTATCTAACGTCATGGAGAAAATGTGGAATATACTTTCCCCTTTAACATCTTTAATTGGGAATACCTTAGTAGAAGCTATTACTAATTTATCTAATATTATAGATTATTTAAATACTAATTCTTTTGCTCAGATTATAATAGCTACTACAGCTATATCAATACTTTTCTATATGTTGTCTTCTAAGATTACACTATTCGTAGGAATTATATCTGCTCTTATTATAACTCTTTCAGATTGTAATATTGCAGTTAAAATACTCGCAGGAACTTTAGCTATATTATCTTTAGCTTGGATGTTTGTATCATCTAATGCCGTTAAAGCAACTGTAGCAATGCTTTCTATACTCATAGCTAATCCATTAATACTTGCATTAGTAGCTGTTGTTGATATACTAGCACTTTCGTTGTATGCAATGGCAGTAGCAGGAGAGGAATCAGTTGAATGGGTTACTAATGCCTTTAAAGCATTAGGAGATGATTTTGCTATAATAGTATACGGAATGCAACTTGCATGGATGAAATTTATTAATTTCTTCGTATCTAACCTAAAGACAGCAGTATCTTTACTAAAAGAAATGCCTGTAGTGGGTAAATTAGTTCCAGATAGTGCGTTATCTACCATGTTTGATGCTGAAGCAAGGAGTGCAGAAGCTTTAACACAGAAAATGGGACAATTAGATGGTGCTTTAGCTAGTCATGCTACACACGTAGAAGGAATGCAGAAAAGTTATGGCGGTATAATAGATAAAATGAAAAATTCATTCATTCATATTCTTCCTAACGTTGATGAACAGGAAACCCCTCAATGGTTAAAGGATATGATGGAGGGAGTTACTAAAAAATTCCCTAGTGCTGAGAAACCAGATAAAGGAGCAAAGAAAGCCCAACGTGATGCTGAAAGACAAAGTATGGCTGAAGCTGAAGCTATTGGAAAGGAATTGATAGAGCAACTAAAAGAAAGACAGAAAGAATTAGACTATACTTATGATCAGGGAATAATTTCTGTTGAGAAGTATTATAGTTCTACCAAGGAAATTAATAATCTTATTATGCAAGTTGAGAAAGACATGCTTACAGCTAAACGTGATGCCACTTCTGACAAAACACAGCAGATAAAACTTGATGGAGAAATTGCTAGATTAGATGAGCAATTTAAAATCAAAGAAATTGAATTAGATCGTAAGCGTTTAAAAGAGTATAAAGAATTCTATAAGGAAATGGCTTCAATTCATAGTGACTATACTAAACTTAGTAAGGATAATATTATTTCTGATGCAATGGAGGATACTGCTAATAAATATAGTAAACAGATGTTACGTATTGAACAGTTTGCTAATGGTGCTGTTGAGAAGAAACAAGAAGTAGGGATAACTGCAGAACAAACTGCGTTGTTAGACAAGCAACTTGACTATTACCGCGAGTGTAAGCGGGAACTACAGCAGATTGTTACAATTAAATATGGGGAAGCTGTTTTAGCTGATACTCTAAATAAAGTACAGACTAAGGAACTACTTGATATAGCACCTAAGAAACAACAAATAGCTGATGATCTTGCCCAAAATGCTATTACCGAGTATGAAGCAAAAGTAAAAACATATGCTCTTGATAAACAAAAGCTTGATGAATTAATGCCTTTATATGAGAAGCAGTATGCATATTTTCAAGCTATGTACACCAAAACAGAAGATCCTAAATACCTTACTGATATTCAAAATTTAAAGAAACAGGTCATGGATCTCACACATTCATTGCCTCCATTGCAAGAGGAACTTAAAAAAGTTACCATAAGTTCTCTCTCGGATTCCTTAACGGAAGCAATCATGGGGACAAAGAATTTAGCAAATGTCATAACTTCTCTTAGCGAAGCTGTTAAGAAAGTATTTGCAAAGAAAATAGCAGATAAATTCGCACAAGAGATGGCAAATAATGCTTTCCCTGAAGATAAGAAGAAAGATCCTTTTAGTGATGAAGGAAGGAAAGCCCGAATTGCTACGATGGAAGCTGAATTCAAAGAAAAAGGGAAATTGCTCTATGACACTTTTTATGCAAGTGCTGTTGATGTAAAAACTTCTATAGAGTCTCGATTAATCCCTTCATTAACTAACTTAGCTAAGATGATAGACAATATTGTTAAAGGGAAACCCGCAGGGGAAGGGATGTTAAATATCTCAAATGAAGATCCACTTGCGTCTAAAAAGACAAATAAAGTTGATGTAGCTGTTGCAACTGAAAAAACTAAAGAACTTACTACTCTTGTTGAGACGAGAAATAAATTTGATAGTATGTTAGGGGGATTAACTAGATTTGGCGGAGGAATAGCAATGCTCACAGGAAATAATGGGATATTGAAATTCGCCACTGAGATGCAACTAGCTAGTTCTATTATGAAGATGGTACAGGAAGGAATGAAAACTGGAAACTGGTTACAAGCAATAATAGGACATGCCAATGGAGGACTTATCGGAGGAGTTGGAGGAGGAAAATCTGACAGTAATTTAATTAAAGCTTCCCGTGGGGAGTATATGATTCAATATGACGCAGTAAAGAAATTTGGAACAGGATTCTTTGACCAACTTAATAACGGGAGACTTCCTGCCCTTCCTGCTTACGCTACAGGAGGACAAGTTGGGGGAGGATCTTCTAGTTCAAGCTACGCTACACAGCAAGCACCAAACATTAAAATTGAACTTATAAATCAAACAGGAACACAAGCGGAAGCAACTGTAGGAGATACTAAATTTGATGGAGAACAGTGGGTAATTAGTATGTGGCTTACTGGAGTTTCTAAAAATTTACTAGGAAGTAAGGATATGATGAAAGGGGGAATGAGACAATGAATTTTCCAATAAGTAAGTCACCTAAACCACCTTTTACAATTGAAAATGTGGATAATGTTATACGTAGTGCTATGGAGGATGGGTATGAAATTACCCGTCCCCGTTTCACTAAAGTTAGGAAAAACATTACAGGAGTGAAGTGGGATTTAACTAATAGTGAGTACCAGATATTAGATGATTTCTATTGTAGTTATGGATCTACTTCCTTCACCATCACTTTTAATATTGCAAAAGGAACTAGCGGAGATTTGGGAATAGCTATAACTAAAATAGTACGTTTCACTAAACCTCCCTCTTTCGCTTATCAAGGAATGGGAGTATGGGAAGCAACTTGTGATTTTAGACAAATATAAAGAGGAGGAATAATCATGTTACCTATGTCAACAGATGCACTATTAGAAAAAAATAAGATAGAATCCGAAGGATCTTGGCTTTTATTAGTCGAAATTCAACTGTTTGATATTACTGTTCGTCTTGTAAGAAACACGGAGGATATAAACTGGGGAGGACACCTATGGACTTGTTTCCCTTTTGAGTTAGGGGATGCTACA